CCTGCGCCCATTCAGGCACCCACCGCATACACTCTTCAACATAATCACGGGCTGAGTATTTCTCAGTCATGGGTGCCACGCAAGCAATCGCATCGTGCACGGTCAGTACCACTCGATACCGCTTAGCTATACGGATCATCTGCTCACCAATGATGCACCGAGCAATCGCCTGACACACATTCTCTATGACCTTCCCACCATAAATCTTCACCTGCCCCTTGCGGGTTTTGTAGTGGAATTCCTCACCCTCACCAGCAGACAGCTCGTCGTAACGCATTAACAACTTATTGGGTAGTTTGATTGCGTTGTGCTTGCCAATCACCTTAAGCACTCCCGGTCTACCCAACGTACCGTCAACGCTATCTTTCATCAAACCTAGCGCAAATTGTGCCTCGCGCCATAACGCCACGATGTGTGGGTTTGTTTTACGGTAAATGTCGATGATACGACGGCACTCATCAAGCTCCGTTTCAACCCCTAAAATTTTCAACTGCGCTTGGAACTTCACCGCACCCATGCCGTAACCCGCACCGAGAATCGTGGTCTTGCCGACAAACCGCTGTTCTTTAGTCACCTGATCTTCGGGCACACCATAGATCGCACTTGCCATTTTCTTGTACACGTCCTCTTTCTTGGCAAAGGCTTCAACCAAGTCATCTTGCTGCGCCAACCATGCAAGCACCCGTGCCTCAATCTGAGATGAGTCCGAGTCGATGATGACATGCCCCTTGGGGGGCAGTATGGATTTCTTCAGCTTGTTAGCGTTTGCCCCCCGACTTGGTAAGTTCTGTAAGTTCAGGTTATCCGACCCACCCCATCTGCCAGTGTGCGCTGCGTAATACTTTAGTGGTACAGGCATCAACCCACGTTCAGCAATACCTATAAAGCGTTCAGTGCGTGTTTCTTCTAGTGTGGATTTCGTACCGATACGGGCAGCAACAAGTGCTTGCACCCGCTCATCCTCATGCTCTAACAAAGCCTTGAATTCCTCATCACTCTTTGCCATCGCGTAAGTTTCTTTGCCTGTTGTCGGGCTTATCTTCATGGGCGGTTCGACACCCACAGAGCGCAGCAATTCAGCAAATTTGGGATTGCTCATCAGGTCATCACGATTTGCTGCCGCATCAGCCAATAACTTTTCCTTGCGTTCCTGCACTTCGATTAGATGTTGTTGTAGTAATTCTTTATCGAGCCTTAACACTGGCTCGGTAAACATACGCAAGGTCAAGTCGATGAGCTTTATCTCTTGTGTGGGGAAATTTTTACCCACCATAAGCCTGTCAAAAAGTGTGTATGTCAGGTCAACATCATTGATGCAGTAGTCGCCATACGCTGCCAAACCTTCTTCAGTGAATTCGGTGCGGCGCACACCCATCGCGTTAATGACCTCAGTGCCTTTCGCACCAATGTTATAACGTTCAGCTAAAGCCTTTAGCGAGCCACCCACTTCGACACCATGCAAAGCCCTCGCCATAGATAGCGTATCAAGCCATAGCTTAGGGCGAAGATCAAACACCCAATTAAGAATGGCACCATCAAACATAGCATTATGGGCAAGGCCAGCACTGTTTTCCCAATCGAACTGCATGAGCCAAGTCTTAATCTGTTCGTGTGTGCCACTTGCCCACTCCGTCTGGTTGTCATCTACTTTGACTGCTACACCGATAACTTCAAAGAACGCGCTACGTATGTATTCTTCTGTTGTCATCTTGGTCAATGAGAACTCACGACTGTAATAAGTCTCAAAGTCAATCGTTATTATTTTCATCTATCTCTCCTAGAAAGGTGCTTCTTCGATGTCGGTTGGTTCTTTACTGACCTTCAACCGTTTAACTGATTTTTTATTAACGTATGCGTATACAGGAAACGGCCAATCTGTCTGGGGTATCCGCAGGTAGTAGAAATCACCATCTTCCTTAACTAAGTATCCCACCTCCCCCGTATCTTTGATAAGAACTTTTGTATCAGGTTGCATTTTTAATCCTAGTTATGTTTACAGACATAGTGTTTAGCATAGTCGCTGCTTGCATACGATCACGGGCAGGCGCTTTATCGTCACGCATGATGGACATAAGTGTTTTAAAGATTTCTAGTTGTAGTTCGTTATTAAATTCATTAGCCATCTTTTCTTTTGTATCAGGGTGCATTGCTCACTCCTTAATAAACATTAGTAAACCACGACAGTCTTGCATCACAAGCCTTGCCAAGTGCTTAGCGTCTTTGTGAATATCGTTGTCTTCTCTCACGTTGCTACACCCTTCGATGATTTTTTCAACGGTTTGGGTAACAAGTACGCGCTGATCTTTCAAAAGGCTGAGTTCCCTTCTAAGTGCGTCGTAATCTCTCTTCTTATCTTTTTGATTCATGGGTTTTTCCTCCTGCTTCTTTCCAACCTTCATAAAAACCTTCACGCCAAGCCTTCTCCCAAACGATACACCACAGGTCATATGATCCATCGATTGGGAACGGGAACTCTTCTTTGTGTTTCATCATCGCTTTAACATCTTTGCGCTTGATGAATGCTTCCCAAGCTTTGTCTCGTTCAGGGTTGTTAATAGGTATGTCATCGAACAGTCCTTTCTTACTCATTTCTCACCCCTTGCTCGGATTGCTTGCGCGGCCACCTTTGTAATGTCTGACGCATATTCAGGATGTACAGCAAGCACATCACACACCTTCGCACACACCTCACGCTCTCGCTCCGCGATTTGCCACTCAAGCTCTTTCAGCAAGTCCTCAACGGTGTCGCCGTGCCCTGTTGCGTAGCCGCGCTCGATCATCCATGCGGCCAGCTTGTTTCGCTCGGCAGCAGCAACAAGGGCGGCGAAGCGTTCGACTAACCTAAGGTTGGCTACCTCACCCGTCTGATATATGTACGGCAGACCAGCCTCCCGCGCCATGCGGATTATTTCTTCTCTATCCATGATTCTTCTCCTTTTTTGTTACTCCATTCTTGCCACCTTGCTGCGATGAGATCTAATAAATGTTTAAGCAGCGATTGATCTGAATCAGATAAATCATCTCTACCTGCGTACTCAAACAGCAAGTTCCATATAGCTTCGCGCTCATGCTCGGCAACAAGATATGCAAAGTATTCAATGCTCTCATACCCGTAAACAGGCCCGATTCCAGCCTCCCGCGCCATGCGGATAATGTCTTCTCTATCCACCGTTCTTCTCCCGCAGCTTGGCTTCGAGAGATTCCGCAAAATCTAATACGTTCTGATGTTCGTAACAAATATGAAACTCCACAGCACCACTCTTTGCTTTGTTGCATTCCCAGATTTCATTTGCCGTCAGACCAACCCATTCACGCTTCCTGTAAAACCCTGCGCTGTTTAAAAGTTCCTCAAGACCGGGGCCAAAGATTTTGGTTGGTTGTTTGTTAATTTTTACGCTTAATTGCATCTGGTGCTGCATACCGTCAACGAACCCGCGCTCGTATTCTGGCCCGTCTGCTGGTGTCTTTGCATTCTTGTTTTCGCTCATCGCTCCCTCGCTTTCAGCATCGCGTCTGCCATGACGTATGCGTCGATTGCAATCAAAGATGGCATACCTTCAGGATTATTAACTTCTTCCTCCTCGAACGAAGTAGCAATGTCATAATTTCCCAAAATTACTTGCATCGCCTTCCCTGCAAAGTAGTCACGCAGCTCAGATTGGCAGCAATGCCCACAACGTGGACACTCAAAATTATTCATGCTCGATCCCCCGCATGTTGTTTCCATTCTTCCTTCTCCTTCATACGTTGTTCGTACACTTCCATTAACAACTCTGCTGCTTCTTTAATCTTGAACTTCTCATTCGTGCAGTAGTCAGGTAAGCCTTCGGCGTAACCCTCAAGCCATGCGGCAAGCATGGCAAACCTATGCGCGGGACTCATTCCTTGCTCCTGTTTAGTTGTTCAATCATTTGGCCTAACTGCGTTGGACCTACTTGATCCCGCAAGTATCTAATCGATTTTGAGTAGTCTAAACCTACGACAACATACGACGTGTTTTTAGCTATCAATCTAAGTAATCTCAGTATTACCCAATGATCTGCGGTCGGTTCTTTTTCAACTTTTAAAACATTCATTCCTTCCCCCCATTCAATATCCGTGCAATCTCACGGTCGATATACCAACGTGCTTTACGCAAGTCTTCAACCTGCTCACCCTTCAGGCCAGCTCGCCACAAATATTTTATAGCGTTGCCTACACAGAAATTCATGTGCTCGGTGATCTCGATACACTCGACACCGCTAGGGTGTTCGGTGTAATGCTTAGGATGGTTTACGGGATCGTTCATAGTTTTTTACCTCCATAATTGTTTCGCTAACAAGTGCTTGTGCTTCACGCACAATGCTTCGTCTGCCTCTAAGTACACCGACTATGAAGCCAGCTAAAAACCCACCCATACAAATTATAAAATCTTCCATGTCTCACCTCTTCAACCAATGTTGCCAACCCTTTAACCACTGCCGAGGCCAGAGCATTTCTGTGTCCACCACTGCCCCGCGAGCAAATAGCTCAGACGCAGATACACGCATCGTTTTATCTTCTTCGTATATCTCTCGCTTGGCTACCTCGTTATAAGTTTTAACGAACGCCCCCGGCTGCACCCATACAGGGTCAGTGTAGTGTGGGTAGTACACCATGCCGTTCAAACGAAAAATAGGCTGTATGTCGGTTACTACTTTTTCTTCTTTAATTGTTGCCATGTTGTTTCTCCCTAGCTATTAACATTGCGTCTGCAATAATGTAAGCAAGATTTGCAAATGCTTCTTCTGGTTTGTACTGCGGCATTTGCCCCCACTTTCCCGCCAAAATCCCTGTGATGGCAGCTTTCGCAAACTCATCACGTAGTTCTTCTTTAGTCATGGTTCACCTCAAATTTTTTAAGACGCCACACCGGAGAAACCCGTGCGTGGCTGCGAGCTGTTTTGCTGTTGACGTACCCACCTGTTTTTACAATCACATCCTGCCTACTTAGTGCTAGGCATAGCGCACCCCACGCATTGTGGTGGGGCGGTGCACCTACCCCTTGTTCTTCGGCAAATGTTCTTGCTGTTTCAAACAAACAACCAACTGGCCCTGCTTGTTCAAAACGCCTGATAACACAGTCAAAAGCCTTAGCCCTCCACTGCGCCCCTGCGTTATCTAGAACTAACTCAGTGCCTCCATCTCTAAGTTCTGTAGCGGTGTTCATTCGGCACCTCCACTAAGTCTTAACTCAATACGCGCACGGTCCAGTGCGGCAATACGCTTGCGCTCTGCTACCACCTTGGGGTCTTTCCAAGGGTAGGGTTGTTTAAGCAGTCGCCACTGACGCTTGAATGTTTCGAGCACGTTGGTGCTCTCGGATGTTGTTTTGATGTTCACGCCATTACTCCTTCTTTCAATGATTGGTTAATTTCTTCCTGTGTACGAAACCTGCCTGTTGGGTTACTAAAGCGCAGACTTTGAATGTGCGCCCATGCGGGAAACCAAGTCTTCAACATATCGCGTAAGTGCTCCCGCCTTGCTGCACTATCGCGCTCGATCTTTTTTCGTAGGTCTAGCTCCTTCTTTTCTTC